TCCGTATGCCTTCACCTTGACCCACATCGTCGTCCTCCTTCATACGATTGGGGGGTGGCCGCCCTCGGCGGTAAGAACGGCCACCCCAGCCCCAAGAGCCCGCGGAGATTGTCTTAGGTCAGTTTCGCCAGCCCCTCTGCCAGGTCCACATCCGTCTCCTTGGCAGCCAGACTGAGCATTGGCTCCAGGTACGCTGTGACATCGTTGTACACAGGTGTGGTACCCGTGATGATGTATGCCAAGCGGACCTTGGTTACAGTCTGGCCGGATGCAGGCTTCGGCACGTAGACGGACCGCATTATGCGGATATCATCATCAGCACCGTCTAGGAGAGGGAACTCACCGATGTGGAAGTATGTACTACCCCCATCGATGGATGCCTCGACCTGGAACCTGGCCGTTGGAGTTGTGCCAGTAATCGCCGCTGTCTGAAGGCTGACATCAGCACGGAACCCGCCCTCTGTGTCAACCGCTGTCTGCTGGCCTGTGGCGGTAATGTCCGCCGCATTGGCCAGTCTTAGGTTAACGTCCTTAACCATGCGTTGTTCCTCCTAGCTGGAGTCCTGTACTGCTTGTTCCCTGAGACGCTCCTGTTCCTCAACGGAGACTAAGCGAGAGGAACTGCCATCTGCCATTATCTCCTCCGGCGTCTGGTCATTCTCCCACTTATATCCGTCTCGGAGCCAACCACGCCCAGGCTGGTAATAGTCGATACGGAGGGCCTTAGCCTGGTCAAGGGTCCTAGCCACTTGGCGCTCCTGAGTCCTAACAGTACCATCTCCGGCTTCAATCTCAACTGAACGGTAGAGATTGTTACCGCGCTGAAGGACACCAGGACCATAGGGACTTTCAGGAACAGGCCCGTCCTGTTCCTGAGGTAGTGACTTAAACTCCATGACCATTGGCTAACCCTCCTGGCTACTAAGCGTTGGTAATGCCGTACAGGCGCGCTGCACCACGAGGGTGCTTGACACACATACCGCAGAACCACTCGATACGACCGAGGTGCTTGGGTGCAGCCTGAATCTCACCGAAGTCCTTGACGGACGGGAGAGACTTGGCCTGGATACCCATCACCTGGTCTGTGCCGAACTTGACGGCGTAGACACTGGCGCAGTCGGCAGTACCGTCACCTGGGTCCTCATCATAGCCCAGGATACTGGAGCCGTCATCCTCACGGCGAACGACTCGGATAGGCGTACCTGCATACGCCATCTGTTGCTTGCCAAAGGCATCCTGGGTGAAACTGATGAGGGAGGAACCAGTCTGCGCTCGGACAAGAGAGGTGACCTTACGCCTGACAGTAGGGCTCATAAAGAGCACCTTGTCGGCGTTGTCACCAATGACCGCATCCAGAAGCGCGTCGAGGTTGGCCAGGGTGATAGCACCTCCACCGGAGGCATTCAGAATCTTCTGGTTACCTGCCAAGCGCTTGCGAAGGCCATCGAAGGCAAATGCGTCCGTGGCGGTATCACCCTCGAAGAACGTCTCCGAGAACTTGATACCGACCTGACGGGCCTTCATGCGATACTTCTCGGACTTGATGGGGAGAAGGTTCCCCATGACTTCGACCTCGAAGTTGTCGATAGAGACTTCGCCGCCCAGGATGACCAGCGGCTCGAACAGTGGATTGATGACACCGGCATCGGCAGTGTATGTACCGCCGACCCCACGGAAGGCAACGGTGCCGAGTGACTGCTCCCGGTGGTACCTGTATGCAGGGCCGTTGATGGTCCGCATGGGAAGGTACTCCAGGATAGGACTGGACTCTACGATAATCTTAGCCACAGAGCGCTCGATAGCGTCCTGGCTGGACTTGGCGGCCTCCAAAAGGGTTATGTCCGCCATCAGCTACTTACCTCCTACTTGTTTCCTGGCTTGCTACCCCTAGTGAGGGCGTCCTCAAGGAGTACCTCACTAGGAGTTTCGATGAGGCCAGGCAGGTTAGTGGTGTGACGGCCAGCAGCCGTTGGAGCGGTTGCTGTCTCATCTCCCTCTGCTAGTTTCTCCTGCTGATAGGTCTCCCACTTCTCATCCAGCAACCTCTGGGCATGCTGACCTGCCTCGTGGGACACCATCGCCTCGAACACAGCCTTCTCCCAAGCCACGATACCCTCGGTGCCTAGGTGAGTGAAGTTCTCAGGAGCTAGTTCAGCCTTGACTTCGGCCGATAGCTCTGAGCCGTCAATTACCTGAGACACTGAGGCGACTCTCGTGGCATAGGCATAGACCTGCGAGGCAGCAGCGATAGCGTCTGGGTTAGGCTCCGACGCTGCCTGCCTCCTCTGCTGGTACTGAGCGTAGGCAAGGGCTGCCTTCTCGTCACTTGCTATCTCAGCGGCAATGTCCTCGCGGGACATACCGGAGAAGTGCTCGTCCTGGTGGCGCTCATCGACAGTCAATTCGGCCTGAGACCTAATCGACTCCCGTTCGCGTTCCAGCGCGGCTGCGACTTGGGCGGCACCAGCCCTGTCAGCCCAACTATTGAGCAGGGGACCTAGTTGAGGATGTTCGAGAAGCGCTTTGAGGTCAAGACCCTTGAGCGGGTCAACCTCGCCGCCCTCCTGCCCACCCTCGCCTTCGGGCTTCTGCTCCTTGGACTCAGCCTCGCCAGTGACATTGCCTTCCCCTAGAGAGGTAGAAGCATCCTGCCCCTCCCCCTTAGAGGCTGGTTTGCCGTCTGGGCCTGCTGAGTCCGGTTTTTCGACTATGGTAGGATTAGCCTCGCCTGCAATGGCGGCGGCTAGTTCATTGACTTCTGCGTCTGGGGGCATAGCTCACTCCCATCTGTAGCTGCTGAGACGAGTCTAGCATATCTGAGTCGTATCTGTCAATGGGGACTTGTCGCACGGTCTACGGTACGTTGACTGATGCCAAGAACAAAGGCTATCTCAGCCTTTGGGACACCGCTCTCCCTCATAGCACGTATTTGCTTATCCCTAAGGAGGTTTCTCATACCTCTAACCCCGCCAGGAAACACATAGCGGCACTCGAATAGAGGACAGGATAGGCAGTGAGGGTGAACATCACAACCGTCATCTGAGAAGATAGTGTTCTCAGGTAGTGCGTCGGCCCTAGTCTTGCGTATCAGTGGGATAGTCTCGGCTACCACTACCTACTCCTCTCCACAGCACTCTCTCGACGACGTGACCTGCGCCTGGACCTACCATCACTAGACCCTATCTGCATACGGATAGGGATAAGACCATACCACTTAACCAGGGTGGCATCGGCATCAGGGTTAGCTATACGATACCTAGCCCTGAGTTCCCCTACGGCGCTCTCTATCCTACTAACAGCAGGGAGGTCGGATAGTCTCATTTGGAGTTCATTGGCGGGGACACCTAGACGAGTTAGCTCCTCAGCCTGAGCGGTAAGCCAGCTATCGTAGGAGGAGTACCTGGCTAGGTCAGGGTGTTCTCGCATCCTAGTCCAGACATCTGTAAGGACATTGAAGTATGGCCTGAGGGTATCCTGGGCCTGCTTGAACTGGAGGACAGTGGGAGTATCGTAGCGGCGAGTATAGGCTACCACACGCAGTCGGTCCTTGAGAGCAAGTCCTGACATAGAGGCTTCTCTGGCGGCAAAGAAGGCTGACCAGTCGGTCTGGTTGGTCATGGGGTTGGTGTGGTCTTTCACATCGACGGAGAAGTAGTCCTCAATAGCAGCATTGACACTGTGGGGAGGAGCAGTACCCTCTTTGAAGGTTAGCCCGAAGTCCTTGATTATCTCATCACGGCGAGCAAAGTATTCCCGCTGGCGGAAGCGCAGGTTATCCTGCCAGGTGTCGGGAGGCATAGTACCGCCACTGAACATGGTGTCATCAGCCTGCTGCTCGTTCTGTTGGGCCTGCCTAGTCTCCTCCAGCTTCTTGAAACCTACCTGTTCGGGGGCCTGGGCACGATACCTATTCTCTCGTTCCATCCGCTCCTGAGCATCAACTACAGCAGAGGACTCGTCTATAGCCTCAGCAGCGGGAGTGTCTGCTTCTCGGAGTTGGGCGTAGGAGGAGTAATTGAGGTACGGGGCCTCTCCAAGCGACCTCAGCCTCTGGAACTCACGCTCTTGAGATTCTTGGAATAGCTCGAAGGAGGAACGGGGGAACGCACGGCCACCTGCTGTCTCAACACCGCCGGCAAGTAGCTTCTGCCAGGTTGGCCCCCTAGCTTCGACAACGGCCTCAATGTTGAGCGGAAGGAACTTGTCCTGGGAGTAGTCGAGAAGCCTAGACGGGTCATCCATGAAGTCGTCCACACTGACCTGACGACCCATAAAATCCTCGCCCTCGATGAAGTCAATAAGGGTGCCTGTAGTAGGTGAGGTCCTGGAACGGAGATACCGGACCATCGGGTTGTCTTTAGCTGCGTCCTCCCAGGAGTCAAACTCCCAGTTATCGTGCTGGAGGAGGGAGCCTAGGAAGCCCAGTGTAGCTCGGTAACCTGAGCCGATACCGTACTCGTTACCTCCGACAGGTATTGACATGAACTTGCTGGACTTAACTCCGACAGGGTTGAGACGACTAACGGCCTCGTCGTGGGATAGACCTGCTGCACGAGCGAAGCCATAGTAGCCTAAAGCTCCGGCAAAGAGCATACCTGCAATTGACTTCCGAGCGTCGCTGGCGGGCACCCCCTTGGAGAACATCCAGCCTACCATACCAAAGAGGCTCCGAGTGTAGCGAGACGAGTAGAACACAAACGCAGACTCAACCTGCCTTTGAGTAGTTGACAGGCCTAATCCAAGGAGATTAGTAGTACCTAGCTTGGTGTTGCCGTAGTTGGCAATCCGATAGAACTCAGATTCACCAGCACCGGCCTTAGCAGCGGTCTTTATCATATTACTAATACTGTATCCCTTGCCAGCAGCAATGAAGGCCTCAAAACCTCGTGGGAAGGTTCCTAGTATAGTAGCAGCCTGCTTAGCGCCTGGTAGCCTGCGGAGGATGTGGGAGCGGCGAGTGACCTCAGTGAACTCCGTGCCTCCCATATCTCCTCCATACCTGATGGCTAGCTGAGCGTCAGGATTCTCAGTCAGCCATTTGCGGAAATACTGGGGGTCCGCCATTGACCGGACAGAATCTCCGACGGCTCTGGCCCACGACCCCGAATGAGTGACCATATCAGAGGCCAATAGGGGGAGGCCTTGAATAAAGAAATGGCCCACATCAGCTATGCCTGTTACTACGAATCGAGGCACACCAGCCGCATATGTCGAGGCCCGCAGCACTTGTCCGGGCTTGCCCAGTGGTCCTGGACCTACGATGTCCTGGATAGTCTTGAGAGTCTGACGCTCAAAGGTCATTCGCTGGAACGCAGGCCCTAGAGCAGTCCCTATTACTCGGCCCTTGTGGGGCGGGGCAGCACCTATCTTTGCCCTAGCCTCCACCAATCTCTCCAGCTTCTTACTAAGGCGCTGGTACTCACCGAGATTCTGTAGCTCAAGACCCCCTTCCTCTAACCTCTTAATGGCAGCCCGAGTGTTGGTAATTGCCTTCCGGTGGCCCTCAGTAATGGTAAGCGACTTCCCTATCTTGTCCTCCAGTACCACCTTCTTGAGCAGGTCATCACGGACCATCTTCTGGACGGACTGGCCATAGAGGTGGACGGACTCCAGGGGACTGGCATAGGGCACACCAGCCGCAATGCCATCCTCCTGTTCCTGGTAGAGCCTTTTCTTGACCGGGGACTGCTTGGCTCCTACGCGGCCCTTGACATAGGCTCGGCCTTGGTCGTCAAGGGTGAAGCGAGGCCAGTAGTCAGCTCCTTCCAGTGCAATGGCCTCGCCAGTAACAGCCTCATACTGGCCTGCCAGGTCATCTATGAGGCGCTTGGAGTCGAGTATCCACTGACGTTGGGTAGAGGTCACAGGGAAGCCGGAGCCATCGGCTAGGACATCAGTGGCCAGGTCACCGAATGGGACATCAGTACCGTCAGCAAGCCTAACAGTTCCAGGCGCTCCGACCTCGTCCCACAGGCCTGAGAACCTGTGCTCTAGGTCCGCCATGCGCTGAGATAGTTCACCTATCTGAATACTCTCAACGCGACGGTAGACTACCGCAGCGCGAGCGGCAGGGTCTATACGGGCTAGGGCAGAGGGCGAGGTCAAGACACGAATAAGCGGCCTCATACCTGGAACCTTACTCAGTGCCTCAACCGTGGCTCGACCTACATCACCGAACGTGACGGCGTTCTCGATGTCGCGCCACATGGACTTGGACGGACCTCGACCACCTGGGATTAGGGATGGTACTGGGACACCTCCATCACCAATGTCCCCACCGCCTGGAGGTAG